AGGGAAGATAAAACTCCCGAGAATTCAATTCGTAGATTCATCATTGGTAGCCAAATTTTTAACATTGTTAAGAACGCATTGATGGATAGTGAGATTGAAGAATTGCCAACAGACTACGTTCGTGGTTTGGATTTCAAGATTGCAAAAACTAGCAAAGGTGGCTATGCTGACTACTCTACTTCAACTTGGGCTCGTCGTGAACGTGCTCTAAACGAAGAAGAAAATGCGGCAATTAAGCAACACGGTCTTCATGACCTAAAGAGCTTCTTGCCTAAGAAGCCTGGTGAAGTTGAACTCAAAGTTATGAAAGAAATGTTTGAAGCGTCAGTTGACGGTGAAGCATTTGACATGGAACGTTGGGGTCAATACTTCAAGCCAAAGGGCTACGGCGGCCGTGACAATGCAGAAGGTGGAGCGGCTAGATCAGCGGCAACACCGGCAGCTCGTCCGGCACCAGTGGCAGCACCCGTTGCTGAGGAAACTCCGCCGTGGGATGATGAAGTTGCAACAGCAGAGAAATCATTCACTCCCCCAGCCGCAAAAGCTGAGAGCGCAGGTGGTGAAGCATCTAGCCGTGCAGCCGATATCATTGCAATGATTCGTAACCGTCAAAAAGACTAAGGAGTAATAGACTATGGGAAAGGCTTTCGATATTTCGAAGTTCCGCAAGTCTATTACGAAAAGTATTGACGGCTTGGGAATTGGGTTTAACGACCCCACCGATTGGATTTCAACCGGTAACTACGCCCTAAACTATCTCATCTCGGGGGACTTCTACAAAGGAGTCCCTTTGGGAAAAGTAACAGTTTTTGCAGGCGAATCTGGTGCAGGTAAATCATATATCTGCTCTGGTAATATTATTAAAGCGGCACAAGAACAAGGTATATTTGTTGTCTTGGTTGACAGTGAAAACGCACTTGATGAAAAGTGGTTGCTTGATTTAGGTGTTGATACAGGTGAAGATAAACTTCTAAAACTCAACATGGCTATGATTGACGATGTGGCAAAAACCATTAGTGAATTCATGAAAGAATACAAAACTATGCCCGAAGATATTCGTCCAAAGGTATTATTTGTAATTGACTCGTTGGGTATGTTGTTAACACCCACTGACGTTAATCAGTTCGAAGCAGGTGAGATGAAAGGTGACATGGGCCGTAAACCTAAAGCACTTACCAGTCTTGTTCGTAACTGTGTCAACATGTTCGGTTCGTGGAATGTAGGTATGGTTTGCACAAATCACACCTATGCTTCACAAGATATGTTTGATCCGGACGACAAGATTAGTGGCGGTCAAGGATTTGTCTATGCAAGTTCAATTGTAGTTGCTATGAAGAAACTCAAGCTGAAAACTGACGCTGATGGTAATAAGACTACAACTGTTAACGGTATCCGTGCAGCCTGTAAGATTATGAAAACTCGTTATGCTAAACCGTTTGAATCAGTTCAAGTTGAGATTCCCTATACAACAGGCATGAGTCCATTTAGTGGATTAGTTGATTTGTTTGAGGCCAAAGGTATGTTGAAGAAAGAAGGCAACAGTCTTGTTTACACAACTACTGATGGTGAAATAATTAAACAATTCCGCAAAGCCTGGGATCGTAATGAAAAAGAAGGACTATCAATCATGATGGAAGATATTTCCAAGAATGGCGGAGTAACTCCTGAGGTAGTATTAACTGAAGATATTGAGGAAGTATAATGGAAGAACAACTCATATTTGAAATTTGGGATACTTTTAGAGATAATATTCCAGAAAAAGGACGAGATACTGCGGCTGCACAATTTGTTGACTTTTTAGTAAACAAAGACGTTGATGCAGAAGCACTCGAAGGCCTTTTAGGATATGATCCCCATCTTGACGCCGCTATTGAAGTTATTTTGGCCGAATTCCGAGATGACGGAGACGTTGACGAAGATGACGATCAATATAACGAAGAAGACGAGGACTATTAATGTCTTGGTATTCTAAAGTTAGTAGAGACATATCACATTTACCAGACTGCATAGAATACTTTTATAAAGAACTAGATAGCGCAAGAGCCGAAGTTAAGATCTACGGAAAAGTAGAGAAAGCTTCGGCTTCTTTACCTGGGATTGTTGAACAGCGGTTTAATCAGTTACAGGAAATTGAAGCAGTTCTTGAATATTTGAATATTGAACTAAGACGTATTCGAAGTAAAGCCTTCAAAAAATATCTAGAGAGTTATCAAAGAGCACTAAGCAGTCGAGATGTTGAAAAATATGTCGATGGTGAGGCAGATGTAGTCGACATGGAAAAAATTATCAATGAATTTGCCATGTTAAGAAATCAATGGTTAGGCATTATCAAAGGACTGGACATTAAACAGTGGCAACTCAGCAATATTATCAAACTCCGAGCAGCCGGACTAGATGATATTTCTCTTTAACAAAAATAACTTGATTTTCTTGTTTTTTTAGTATATAATATTAAGATGAACATCGAAGACCTAATTATTCTGTTAGCTACCCGCTGCCAAATGAATCCATTTGATTCTAAAATTGTTTGGAGTTTCTACGATCAAATTTCTAGAGGATCCGGATTCACGGAAAAGCAGTGTAGTCTTGCAATTAAAATTCTAAACAGACATTTACCAAAAATAAATGATACGTTAGGTAAAGATGCTGGTCCGTTTTTAACAAATCCAATATTTAGACTTGGAAAAAGAACTGTGAGCTCGCTCAAACGAATCAGTATTGTGTCTCACGATGTTTTCATTAAGGCAATCAAAGTTGAATTTCCATTCAACGAACAACTTGTTGAACAAATTCGTAAAGCACGAGCAAATTTACCCCATGCCGGATGGGATAAGGATGAAAAAGCATGGATTTTTTCATTACACGAGCGAGCCATACAACTTCTTGGTAATTTTATTACCAATGATGACTTCCAGGCTGATGACGAGTTCTATGAGTATTTGGCACAGGTTAGAGAAATTGAGAAAAATCTGGAAAACTATGTTCCGATGGTTTCATATAGAGAAAAAATTCCAAAATTTATCAATTTTATTCCAAAAATTGCCCCACTCAACACCGAGTCAGTAGTTGAGTCATTGTTCATTGCAAGAAAATTGGGTATCCATACTTGGGATGAAAGCGTATCTTCATATCTTGCCGAGCAACAGGTTAACAATTCGATTATGGCGTTCTTGGATACACCACCGCAGGACCCATTTCAGCTAAATCTTGAAGAAAATTCCATAAATGACATTAAAGAAATTGTAAGAAATCTAAGCCCGGCAATTTTTATTATACCAGGGGGCAGTGAACTTGAAAAAACTAAACTCAGTATTGATCTATTAAACTCAATTGGTGTTGTTAATTCAGAAATTAGCATTTTATTCCGATTGCCCAAGGAAACTGGAGAAATCTTTAACACATTTGTAAAAGATTTGTCATTGAACAATCCGGTCAACAACAACACCAAGGCTGTGATTATCAGTAGCAAGATACCCAAGACTATTATAGACCCTAGTATTAAATTCAATTGTATTGTAAACTTTAATTTTTATAGTGTGCATTATACAATTAGAGAATTTGTCAAACACCATGAAAATGTAATCCATATCATGGAGAAAAAACCTCAAAGGGATATTAATTTTGCCTTCATGTAAAATCATAATTAAAGACGAAGTTAATGTTAAGATTGAAAATTTAGATCTTGATGCTCGTAAGGCGTTGGTTAAAAAATTCAAATATGAAGACCCTACTGCACGGTATCGTCCGGCCTATAAATTAGGTCGATGGGATGGCACCATCAGTTTCTTTGGCCTCGGCGGCACAACATATTTGTCAATGCTACCACAGGTGTTAGAATATCTCGAATCTAAAAATTATCACATACAATTAGAAGATCAAAGAAATCCAACAGCCCTACAATTTGACCAAATTTCTGAGGATTTTTGGGGTGAAAAATGCTGGCCTGTGGGGCATCGATTTGCAGGCCACCCAATTCGACTTCGCGATGATCAAGTTGAAGTTATTAATAAGTTTTTAGAAAATCCGCAATGTATACAAGAAATTGCAACAGGTTTTGGTAAGACTATTACTACTGCAACGTTAGCAAAAATTTGTGAAAAATATGGTAGAACAATCACTATTGTCCCGAATAAAAGTCTTGTCGAACAAACAGAAGAAGATTTTATTAACTGCGGCCTTGACGTCGGAGTTTACTACGGAGACAGAAAAGATATTGGCAAAACACATACTGTTTGCACTTGGCAAAGTTTGAATATTTTAGAAAAAAAATCACACGATGACGACGAAATTTTAACCCTTGCTCAATTCTTAGATGGAGTGCAATGCGTTATGGTTGACGAGGTTCATATGGCCAAAGCAGAAGTTCTTAAAAAATTATTAACACAGAACTTAGCCAACGCCTGTATTCGTTGGGGGCTAACGGGGACAGTGCCAAAAGAAGATTTTGAGTTCCAAAGTATACGTGCAAGCCTAGGAGAAGTAGTGCATCGCGTAGCTGCTCACGAATTGCAAGACAAGGGCGTATTAGCACAATGTCATGTTAATGTAGTGCAAACTGCTGAATGGAAAGAATTTGGCAGTTACGCAGAAGAACTAAAATTCTTAGTTACTGACAAAGATAGAATGACCTGGATCTCTAATCTAATTAAGGAAA